GAATGCAAGAGCCACGTGCGGTTGCGAGTGCGGCTGCGGACCTGATTGCCAGGGGTGCGAGTGCGAATGTGGTTGCCCAAAAGCTCCCACAGAGTCCGAGACGGCTTAAAAAATAACGCAGTATAATGAAAAATGCAGATCTTCGTAAAGACTCTGACTGGCAAAACAATCACACTCGAGGTTGAATCGGGAGATTCAATCGCCAATGTGAAGGCTAAGATTCAAGACAAGGAGGGCATTCCCCCGGATCAGCAGCGTCTCATCTTTGCAGGCAAACAGCTTGAGGATGACCGTACCATGTCTGATTATAATATCCAAAAGGAATCTACACTGCACCTCGTTTTGCGCCTGAGAGGTGGTTAAATTTGAGGAAAAGGGTCCAAATTCATAATCTTGTCAAAGAGGTTATAGTCTTTTTTATCATTGTTTTGAATAAAATCAATTAAAATAGGTATCACACTTCTCTTGGAATGTTTAGTTATATCACTTTGTCCACTAAAATGAACAAAACACGGGTATTCGTCTAATTTATTGTTATAAAATCTATTATTTTTTACTGATATCTCTCTCCATGATACCCTATACATGTTTTGAAATATTTTTTGTCTATAGTCCCGTTCGACATTATTTGTTAAAAAATACTCGGTAAAATAAAGTTGATCAGTCCCATTTTTGCAGGTGGTCTCAATTTCTGCGGGTGTTTTCCACGTGAGAAGTTTACGGATAGCACTTGCATATCCCATGTACCCCCCGCTATTTATATAACGATATTTGGACAGACATGGTATCTGATCCATCTTTTTCTTAAGAGATTCGTTTTCTGGATAACAATTGAGTTCAGTCCCAAATAAAATGTCACACTCGTAACTCAAAAACTTTTCTATAATTTCATCAGTTTTAGAGTTTATGAAAACATCGTACCCATCCACAAAACACACGATTTCATTGTCGGGTACATCTTTTATATTTTTCAACAAGTTGAAAATCTTATCATGATATCCATTCCATGTGTTTTCGTTAATACAATTAATATGATTACCAAAAATTTGGACACTTTTAGAAAAATTTTCCATTTTATTCATATCTGTTGCATACGTGTAAATGTGAAGCTTTGGAAGTAAGTGTTTTCTTTCAAATATTTGAGTGTTATGGTTAACAATATTTTCATCAAATTGATGAGATTCAGTGTTTAAAAAATATTTGTATCCATTTTGTGATTCAGCTTCGGTGCGAAATGTATGAATCCAACTTTGTACTATTGGAATACTTTTGCACATTAGTACTTCATAAAATCGAAAACTCCAAGGAGCATCACCGGCAGGACACAAACAAAATTTTGCTTGACACATTGTTTCGAAATAGTATCTATTTTCATCCACCTTACGGTATTGAGCTTCTTTACTTTGACTATCTTTAAAATCAAGATCTGGACAAACTGATTTAACAGTCCCAGTAAGATCATATAAACCAAGTTTATTCCATAGTTTTCCACCTGTTGTATTTATGAAAACAGAATTTGATGTAAAGTTGGTCTTGACAAAATCAAGGACCCAGTCACGGTTAGATTTATTAAATTCAGTAAAAGACCCTATGAATACATAGTCGTAAATCTTATCGTGTTTCAACTTTTGAATCTGTTCATAATATCCTCGCGAAAACAAAGCAATGTCAGGATTATTTACAGCAGTTGAGATGGGTTTCCCCGATTCTTTGAGCGCATCCTCCATATGATACTTGAGACCTTCGTAATACCTGTTCATTAACCTTTCATTATATTTTATTAAATAATATTGAACGCAATTGTAATCTTTGGTTCGTTGACCGCCGTGAACCCATGAATAAGTGAGCCATCAAATAACAAAAGTTTTTTTGATTCTAAATGTTCCACATGATCATTTTCTATAAGGTGGCTGCCTGGGTTTATGAATTTTAGATTCATTGAAGGTCTAGCATGAACGTAGTATACACCATTCATAACAGCAAGACCGTGAGTGTGAAAATTATGGTACTGACCAGGATATGTGATGCTTACCCATGGTTCAGTAATACGCAAATTTTTAGAGTATCCAACATTTTTACAAAAATCGGCTATGTGCTCGCGAATAAGAGCAAAGAGTGGAACGAATACCGGATTATCTAATATACTTTTGCGACATTTTGTGTGAAAATCAGTCACAGATTCGGGACCCTTTTCAAGTTCATTAGTCAATCTATAAATTTCCTCCTTTATTTCTTCATTATAAGCATCTGATATGTTTAGGCTGTCACTATAAATGAATTTAGAAAAAATACCGTTTATAACAGGCATCTCCGCGTCTAATTTTAGATACAAATATAGTTTTTAAGTTTAATGGAAGACCTCATCATCTTACTTCCGGTTGGTATTGGGGATGCTCTCGTGGTTAACGGTCTCGTGAGGCACTTTGCAGAAAGTTACAACATAATACTAGGGGTTGCTTGTTGGAACTCTAAAAATGTAAAATATTTTTTCAGAGATTTGCCAAATATAAGATATTTAGAAACTGAACATGACAAAGGATGTGCACGTGAACAACTTCCAGAAATGGCAAAAGAATATAACTGTAAAAAATTGATACTTGGTTACTGGAAACAAATAGGAACGCGCCCTATTGATGATGTGGGAAATGACCCAACGGATTTGTCCAACTGGGTCCGTTCAATATACGAAATTGACGCGGATATACCAGAGTCTATAAGATATTCTAAATTTCACGCTCAAAGGGATCATGAACGAGAGAATGAATTTTACAAAAGAATTATAAAATACATAGGAACAACTGATTATATAGTAGTAAGTGAAAGTCATGAAAAACTCGATTATTCTAAATTTCCAGAAAAGTATAAAGTTCTATGCATTGATAAGGGGGCGATTCCTGTTGAAAGCGACTTGGTAATGGATTATTGCAAAGTGATTGAAAGGTCCCATGCCTTTCATGGTCCAGATTGTGGATGGGCGTGGCTCATTGAAATGTTAGATCTGAAAGTTCCTAAGAGATACATGCACCAGTATCCTCCTTGTGCTCGCTTTAATTTTGATTTGCATAATTTTCCAGAAGATTATTTCAAGTCTGGAAAATGGACGGTGTTTAGGAATAATGACATAATGGTGCCTATGAGCAAAGGAGAACTCTTGGACAGAATTTCTATTTTAGAAATAAAATTAGAACGAATCTTAGACCCTTCAAAAAAGGAAATAGTTTCCCAAGAACTTGAACGTCTCGGCACTATTACAAATGAACGAAGTGATGAACTCAAAAGCGTAAATACTATTCTTTGGAATATAGAAGATGAACTTCGCATCAAGGAAAAGGAACTTAATTTTGATTCAGAATTTACATGGCTTGCACGACTTGTCTATAAATGGAATGATAAAAGACACGAGTTTAAAAAATGTTCAGAACAAAAGCAGCATACAAAATACAAAAAAAAGAAGCCTGATATGCTTATACTGGCACCGTTAGGGTTTGGGGATGCCCTTATTATTAATGGTCTCATAAGAGAATTTGCTGAACGGTATGATATAATTTTTGGAATAGAAGACTTTTATAAAACAAATATACCTTACATGTTCAGGGATCTCACAAATATCAAGTATATCGTATCGACTGACCAGGATTCTAGGGATCCCAAGATTCAACTCGCTGAAAAGGGTCTTGAAATGACATGTGAAAAAGTTTATGTAGGGTACATGAAACAACTCAAGGATCGGTTAATACCAAATAGATGTGTAGGATACAATGGTCAGGATAAAAAGGATTGGGTCAGAAAGCTATACCGCGATGCTAATTTGAATCCTGACATTATGTTTGAAAAATTTTTTGTTCTTAGAGACCGTTGGCGCGAAGAGGAACTATATCGTCGGGTCGTTGAATATATCGGAACGACAGAGTATGTAGTTATTCATGATTGTAATCAAAGAGGACCGTGTGATCGAAAGAAAATTCCAGAGAATATGGTCAAGACGTTTACACTCGGAAAGGGAACTAGTCATATCGAGAGCGATTGCATTTTCGATTATAGAATGGTAATTGAAAAATCTCAGGCATATCACGGACCTGACGGAGGATTTTCATGGTTCGTAGAGATGTGTAAAATAAATGCACCAAAAAAATATCTTCATATGTATACTCCTTTAGGACGTACAGACGCTGAAAATTTCCCGAATGGATATTATCGTTCAGATTGGATTGTGTTACGTTAAACAAAGTTTTTTCTCAATATAAATTAATGGGACTGTGTCCAAAGAGTTTTGGACCTTACTTCTGGGGTGCTTTCCACCTTGCATGTCTTGCAGCCATTGATAAAGAGGCTCTCAAAACATTCATCGAGACGTACCAAATGGTTCTCCCCTGTTTCGGGTGCCGTCTTCACTTTTCTCAATTACTCGCCGAGAACCCAATCCCAGATGTTGACCAGTTTAGATGGTCTGTCAATATTCACAATATCGTAAATGAACGCACTGGGAAACCAATAGTGACTTACGAGGATGCACTCAAGCACTGGTTATCAGGCTGTGAACCGGAGGCTCCAGAGCCGTTGTTCGACAGTACGACCATTATTCTCCTCGTGCTTTTAGTTCTCCTCGTAATTGCAATTTTATTTCGCAAGTAAAGTTATATGAGTGCTGCACCAGGCTCGGGCTCTACGGCGCCAGATTCAACCCCAGCTCCCACACCCGTTGCGACTCCAGTACCTGTCCCGATCTCAGTCCCCGTTCCAGAAATGCCGAGTGAAAAATCAAATATTTTAATAGACGTAGGAGCTCCCGTAGCAACCTGTGCAATCCTGATTGCGAGTGCTGTGATAAATTCACGTTTAAAAAGCGCAAACAATCCAATTACTCCAGCGCAGGAAGCAGCTAAAAAAATTTTCGAGAAATTCGTTAAAGGCGGTAAAGGTGGTTTTATTGTCGGACTTATGGTGCTTGCTTTAGTAAATGCACACTCGTCATATGTGAAGGATCACCCCAAACAATTCATGCAAGATACCTTCGCAACTGCGGGATTTGGCGCTATCGCAGCCGGATGGCTCACATTTACGCGCGGTCGCCCCGATTTATTTATGAATCACTTTGTGTTTGCCCTAATGCTCTTCTTTTTGTATCACGTGTGCCGTGAATTTGCTGGATATTTCACTGTTTTCGGAAACGATAAAATGACTGATCAAGAAAAGAAACAAGAGAACATTTTGTCCAAACCACTTCTAGTCATGGGAGGGTTAGGACTTTTATTTGCAGTTGGGCTAGCAATTGTTGCCCATACATCACCCGACTTTTCTTTCGGTATTTTCAAAGGTATAGCAGATACACCTTTTCCTCTCATAATCGAGACTATAGTATTCGTATTGATAGTTACTATAGGGGAATTAGTAGTGGCAAGAAATAAACAAGATTCACTTGTAAAAACAGCTGTGACGAGTGCGGGTATATTCACATTTGCCCATTTGGTTCTGCAAGGTGGTGGATTCTACGAACATTTGTACGATGGTCCTCCAAGTATCAGCTAAAGGCGAAACGCGTAATTTCACAAACGATGAGTTATGAACGGCTCTCACACGTTGAGCATATTCTCAAACGTCCCGACACTTATGTCGGATCCCTCGCTCCCGAATCTTCCTCCTATTGGATTCGAGACGGGGACTCTTTCAAGTTTTCTGAGCTTTCTGTTTCACCTGGCTTGGTGAAAATCTTTGACGAGGTGCTGGTCAACGCCATAGACCAGTACTCCCTGCACCCCAAGAAGGTTTCTAAGATTGAAATTATGACGAGTGAGGCTGGCGTTTTCGTTCGCAATTACGGAGTATCAGTCCCTATCAAAAAGCATGAGACTGAACGGGACTCCAAAGGAGTCCCTCTCTGGATCCCCGAGCTCATCTTTGGACACCTTTTGACAAGTTCCAACTATAACGACGAGGAGCAACGCGTGACAGGTGGTCGCAACGGTTATGGTGCCAAGCTAGCCAACGTGTTCAGTTCGAAATTTAATATCAAAATTAGTGATGGCAAGAAGATCTACATGCAAACTTGGACCGACAACATGAGCAAGGTTGAACCTCCCGACGTCGTCACCTCACCCGACAAGATCTGCCCGTATGTGTCCATCACTTTTTATCCAGACTGGAAGCGCTTCGGTGGACCGGGTGAATTTATCAAACTCGTGGAGAAACGCGCGTGGGACGCGGCTATGTGGTGCTCAAAGGCGCAGGTTTATTTTAATAAGGAATTGCTCCAGGTCCCGAGCCTCGAGGAGTATGCCCGGATGCACGTAGGTACTGCTCCACTCGCCAAGATACACACTGATAACTTTGATATCATCGTAACTCACTCCACATCTGGCGCGTTCCAGCAGTGCTCGTGGGTCAATGGCATTTCCACAACAAAGGGTGGGTCTCACGTTGACAAGGTGACAAAGACACTCGTGGATGAGATTGCCAAGGACAAAAGGTGCTCGACCCTCAAGCCAGCCCAAATCAAGTCATCGCTTTTCGTATTTGTGCGAGCCGTTATTGTCAACCCCACATTTAGTAGCCAGACCAAGGCTGAGTGTACTTCAAAAATTTCTGAGACCATTAATTTTAAACCAAAATTCATCAAGGATATCCTGGCGACAGGAGTCCTGGAGGATCTCTTGTCCAAGGGACTCACCCAGGTTGACAAAGAGCTCAAGAAGCCAGATGGGTCCAAAAAGGCGCGCATTTCTGGAATTCCTAAGCTCGACGATGCCAACTGGGCTGGAACTCACCGGTCGCATGAGTGCACGCTTATTATCACCGAGGGTGACTCGGCGAAAGCTCTTGCCATTGCCGGTCTGAGTGTTGTAGGACGTAACGCATTCGGCGTGTTTCCACTCCGGGGTAAGCCACGCAATGTTCGGGACGCTTCGGTAAAACAAGTGACCGATAATGAGGAATTTAGTAACCTGAAGAAGATCCTCGGGCTCCAACATGGTAAGGTCTATAATTCTCTGAGAGAATTGCGGTACGGTCGTCTCATGATTATGACAGATGCTGACCTGGACGGGTCACACATCAAGGGTCTGGTCCTTAATATGTTCCACGTGTATTGGCCGAAACTCATCGAGCTGGGCTTTGTGGTGTCTATGGTCACCCCAGTTATCAAGGCGGGAAAGACATGGTACTTTACGGAGGAGGCTTTCAGGGAGGCGTGTCAGGGTCAGTCGGCTCCGCCTACTGGAACAAAGTACTACAAGGGTCTAGGCACATCCACGAGTGCAGAGGCGAAAGAATATTTCAAACAAATTGAACGCTTGACGGTCGCCTTCAGTTCAGATGCGCACGTGGACGAGTCGATGCGCCTTGCGTTTGCCAAGGCTCTTGCAGACGATCGCAAGGAATGGCTCACCCAGCACATGGCATCACCTCCAAAGGTTATTCCGTACGGCACAGTCAAGACACTGAGCGTGAGTGATTTTGTCCATCGTGACCTGTCCAACTTTAGCGCCGAGGATATCAAGCGTTCTATTCCCCACGTTTCTGATGGACTCAAACCTTCACAACGCAAGGTGATTTACGCATGTCTCAAGAAGAACCTGACACAGGACATGAAGGTGGCACAGCTGGCAGGCTATGTGGCAGAGCAGACGGCATATCACCACGGCGAGGCGAGTCTCCAGGGAACCATAGTAAATCTAGCTCAGAATTTCGTAGGCTCGAACAACATGAATCTCCTCGAGCCATCAGGACAGTTTGGCACACGCTTGGCAGGTGGCAAGGATGCAGCCAGCTCCCGTTATATTTTTACACGCCTTGCACCTTGGACTAAGACCATATTCGATCCTACTGACAATTCTGTTCTAAAATATGTGGTTGATGACGGACAGCAGGTGGAGCCCGAGTTTTACTCACCAGTCTTGCCTATGATTCTCATAAATGGCGCTGAAGGTATCGGGACGGGGTTCAGCTGCTACGTTCCGCCGTTTGATGCAGAGGCGGTCAAGCACAATATCTTGTGCGGTCTTGACCAGGTTCCGATGGTTCCTATGAAACCTCATTTCAAGGGGTTCAAAGGGAAAATTACAAAGACGAAGGAGCACACGTGGGTCATGGAAGGTGTCGTGCACGGTGAGGGGTCTCGGCTCCACGTGACTGAACTACCACCTGGCAAGTGGATCCAGGACTTCAAGGAACACTTGGACGACTTGCTTGAAAAGGGCACTATTCAAAAGTACGAAAACCACTCGACGGAAACCACACCAGACTTCCACATCTGGGGAGCAGGGCTGGACGACCCTATCAAGGAACTGGGTCTGACCAAGACGATTCACACGAGTAACATGTACCTCATCGGTCCGAACGGAGCTGTCAAAAAGTACGCAAGCCCTGAGGAGATTCTCGTGGACTATATGGAGATTCGCGTCGGCACATACAAGAGACGCAAGGCGCACCTCCTCAAGCAGCTGGATGCTGAGATCCAGTGGCTAAGTGAAAAGGCACGATTTATAAGTGACGTGGCTGTTCACCCAAAGATACACGTGTTCAACACTCCACTCGCTCAGATTGAGAGTCAGCTCCGGCGTGAAAAGTACGACGATACTATTTGGTCAAAACTGCTTGATATCAAGACGTACCAGTACACCCGCGAAGAGGTTGTGAAGCTCCGGGATCTGTGTACTGCGAAGATTGCGGAACGTGAAAAGGTCAAGGCGACACCCGTGGCTCAGATGTGGAAGAATAATCTGCACGAGTTGTAGAGAGAATGTCAAAGGAGACATTCGAGAATATGCTCAAAATAGAGCGGAGAGTCCAAACGAAAACTATAGACTTTTATCAAGATTTGTTTCGTATCCACAACAGAAATGGTCCACAGCCTCCGACAGGTAACACCCCACAGCCTGCACCCCTCCCAGCGACGGGCGCCCCACAGACTGCTCTTACACCTCCTCCCTTGGAACAAACTCCCATTATTCTTTCACCCGTCGATGTGGATGGGTTTTATAAAGTAACTGGTCCTCAAGAGGTGACATTTTATGCCACGACAAACGTACTTACATCAACACAGGTGAGTGCTGGCTGGTCAGCAGTTGGTATCACAGGAATCTTGGGTCAGATCCAAGTCACTGGATACAGTAATGTAAATGGAGTTCTTGATAACTATGATTCGTACCTTTGGTCATTTACTCTTCAATCTGACATGGATCAGTCTGTTGAAGGTATCCAGTATGCAACAGGTGCAATCCTTTATCCACCTGGTCAGGTTCAATTCGTTTCACAAAAGGTGAGTGCTCCCCTATATGGATATTACACTGTAAATCAAGGAGTTATTAATTTCATTTTTTCAGTACCTCCTCCCCAGGGAACTGGTAAGGGGTGGATCGTGGAAAACCTTCCTGGAATTAAACCACCTCTGAGAATCACATCTTATAGTCAGGGTGTACGTACTTATGGGACAACAGCTATCGGATATGCAACTGATATTACAAACTCGGAAAATATAGCAATTCTGGAGACTGTTGACGGCAGTCCACTGCCCGTCACGAATGTTCCTGTATATGTCCAGGGATCTCCCTCCATTATTCACGAGGCTTATTACAGCACCAATTTCGTTCCCGGGTACTTTACCACAAATACATACGATCCCAAGGCGATAGTAATTTTGAATCAAAATATAAAAACAGGAAACTCATCGCCTCTCAGACAATTGAACGAGGGTACGGCATGGAACCCTCCACCGGTTCAGCTATATATAGATAAGAAAGACCGGGGGTTTTCTCAGGGGTCTGTGCTTGCTTTATCAGCAATAGGTCCTCAGGACACGTACCTGTTGAGTAATGACTATGCTAATTCTCAATTTTCATCTTTTTTCAAACAATACACAAACTTTGTGATGTTCCAGCGAGTGACGCCATTTCCACCACCCAATCCATCATACCAAGGAAATACCCTTCAAATTGAGTTGCGCCCTACAGAGTTGGGACACTTGCTGTCAAACATGTACCTTCACGTGAAGATGCCAGCCCTGAAAGGGTACGTCTACTCTGAACACATAGGGAGAGCTCTTATCAAACAAATTGATCTTCTAGTGAACGAAACAGTCATCGAAACTTTGTACGATGATTGGTACATTATTCGCGATCAGCTTTTCCTGGATGCTGATGAGCAGAATGGAGTTTTTGCAGCAGTTGATGCCCAGTCTAATATTTCCGCGCCCATTATCGGAACTGGTGGCACCCTAAATTCAAACGCATCATCAAATACGATTCACACCTTTACGACGAATAGCACTTTCACAATCAACACAGCCTCACAGGTGAATCTTCTCGTGGTGGGTGGTGGTGGCGCCGGTTCGAACGGTCTTTATCAAACTACAAACTCGTCGAATATTTACTATAGTCCTGCAAGTTCCACAACTCTCACGGTTCCTCTTTCGTCCATGTTAGGCGCAACTGTTGGTTCAAACACAGCTATCACTGCAAGCGTTTGGTCTGCAGCACCCTCCTGGTCAAATATCACTTCAGTTTCTACATCTGGAGTGACTTTGAACTTGGGCACCGCTCCCACGTGGGCTTCATTCGCAACAGGAACTTCCACAATCACAGTCGGAAGTAATGTGTTTACGGGAACTTCTGCAGATCTTACAACTATAAATCCTACAACTACGCCAGCCATAACCGTTTCACCAGCCGCCTCAGCTGCGCTCGTAGGTTTACCAGCCACCTTTGTTTCGCAAAACGTAAAATTTAGTGGGACGGTTTCGGC